GAACTCAAATCCACTCCCCAAAACCGCTTTAGGCGTGTCTTAAGGTACGAATCTATAGCTAACTGAAAGGGTAAATTCCCTTGAGGTTCAGCTGCAATCGTTCGATATGTTTTTGAGTTTTTATCGACCATAACGATTCTGTTCGTTTCGGTCATCCTCAACTTAACTAACGCACCCATGTGCAATGCGAAAGTATTGACTAGTTGGACTGCTCCAGGTGTGCAAGTCACCGTCCCCCTGACTTTCAGGTAAGGAAGTGATTTCGCTCGTTTGGAGTCCGACGTTGATCCAGAAGTAACACGAACCAGCGCTGGAAGCGCATCTAAAAACGGTTCTACATCTCCCATCACCCGACGCAGTTCGCCCCGGACTGCAGCCTTAACAGCTGCAAACCGATCACGTTCTGTGTGCCGCGCATAATAACGTAGACGCTTATTCGTAAGCTTACACGCTAATTCTGCTTCTGCGAAACGGTCCGCTGCATTTTTAAAACAGCGTTCCGAGTCCGCAAAACTATCGTTCTTTGAGAAGAACGCGGCTAACTGGGAAATAGTGATGTACTCTTGCTGACTATGCAGCGAGGTGTTCACCGGAAGGTTGAGCATCTTTTCGGAATCTCTTGCTCGAATTGAGCCGAGAAGGTTGTTGAAGAGATCAGTACTAAGAGTACCCTTCCTGTCGTGGAGGTAAGCGCTGGCAACCTGCCATACGTTAACCTTTGAAGTATATGCATTATGCATTATATAATCTCCATTGCGGATGATTCAATTCGTTTCTAAATCAAAGAGGTCAATTACATCAACCAGTTCTGACTCAGAAGAGTATCAGCAAACTCATCGGAAGCGACGATTTCCTTGAACAAGGAAAGGGCGGCGCTATGAGTAGCTGAACCAACCCCGATTAGGGGGCTACGAACTGTAACTTCAAAAGTCACTTTAGATGGCAAAGGATTACCCAAGCTATCGAGTAAACCGAAAACAACTTTTACATCATTTTCAGCAACGATTGCAGAGGAATTTGCGATCTTACGCTTCTGGATTACGAGACGTGGCTGCAGGCTTGTATGCCCTGGCGACGTGTATGTGCGAGAGTTTCCGTTGTCGGAAAATTCGCGTAGTTCAGTGGCTAATGCTGCCATAAGTATAAACCTTTCAAGTGAGTGGTTAACAACCACAAATGTTTGGAGGACAATACTTTAATATCAACGAGTCCTGTTCGACATTAGCGTTCGCAAGATTGCTAGGAGGTCAAGCAGTTTAAACCCATCAACATTAAGATTGAAGGAGGGTGTAGTATTTACCGATGTGATCGGCCAGCGCTTCCGCTGATAGCCAATTACAGTACTTTGGATTGAACCATTTCCTGTCCAGTATGCGGTATCCGTCCAGTTTACTTTTGCAATTCGAGTGAATTGTAATTGATAACCATTAGATAATTGCATATCTGGGAATTCAACCTGCGACTCAAGAGCCGCAAGTGAGTTTCCAACGTTAAAGAACCAGTCCACAATAAAGCTAAAAGGAGTTAACTCCCACGCAGTCGTGAAAGGTGCGATACGAAACCGGGTTGGTTCGATAAGTGTCTCCGCGGTACCGCGTGCAGACAAAGAGCCCTCAAGTGTAATGTCGCCAATCCAGTTATCAACCACCAAAGGAGTTTTAATAGTTGCGGACAGGGTTTCCCCTTTCCGTTCCTTGTAAACTTCCCGTTTAGGTAGAAGATGACCTTCATTCACCGTTTTTACAAAAGCGATGATGTCGTAGGCGATAGGTCGTAGGGCATATCTCCACTCTAACCAGAGATCAGCCATCCTAGAAATTGCGTTATGGTGGCGCAATATCATAGAACGGATAGCTCCAATTACTCTTTGTAACAGCCCTTTAAAACCACGAATT